GGGCCGAGCGCATCCGTCGCCAAGATTCCGACTCCCCTACCCTAAAATAAAAAAAATAGTACGAAATAAAAATAATACGGATAGACATTCGATATTATTATAATCGCACTTCACTCAAATGAACTACGTTCATGATTACGAAGGAACTTATGAATATGCTGAACATCGCACGAATCGAACTTATATATCGAATATAATTGATCACTAACGCTAACATCAGATGACCAATCAATCAAACAATCAATCAAATCGAACGCAGGAAGAAGACAATGCTTCTGACGATATAAATGCCATTTCAACATATTGCTTGCCAATCCAGCGCGATAAAAATCGGATGTTAAATAGCTCCTGCATCGATACGCCTCAGATTCCGACCCATGACACGTACATATATACCTGGCAAATGCTATATCCCCTGGCGTCAATATTTCGACGCGCATTGCTCTGCTAATATCACCAGCACTATTAAACGCACATCTAAAATATTGTATATATCTTTTAGATAATGTGATAGTATCTTCCCGTCTTCGCTTCCCGTCATACCCGAAGTCTTCCGTCTCGTCAATGTATTTATACCACCCCCCGTCATCTGTTATTTTAACGAGACAACGCAATGAATGTCTCTCATCAGGATAATCTAAAAACTTATCAGGGTTTAACCTCATGCTTTTCGACGATATGCTATCCGTAAGAAACGGCGTTACTCTTTCCGCCATCGTCTCACCAGCCTGCGCGTTCACCTTCTCGATATATAAGCTGCGCACATAATCTTTAATCGGATCATAAACGACGTACCTGGAATCGAAATCAAATAATCCGTGCTCTATAGATCCATCAGCTCCAACAATTACCTTATGAATCATCTCAGATCACTCACATTATCAAAGCAAACAATCGACGCATTAGCTTCTACACCTTCAAACACATTATCACGGCGGAACATAACATAATAGAACCCGCCATGTCCTTTCAAATGATTACGGAACGGCTCCAACTGCTGCCCGCCTTTCACCCAGCCATCAGGAATTATAAACGAGGCACGATTAACCAGCCACGGATTATCAAACACAGGAACAATCTTATTGTAAATCGGAATCTTCTTTCTCCCGCCGCCGTCCTTGTGATACGGAGGATTACCAACAATAGCATCAAAAAACATACCACATCACCTCTATTCGCTCTCCGCACCGCTGCCCGCGCCGTAAGACTCTTCGTTCTTCTTCATCGCCCCATAATGTAAATCTGGCAATGCTTCATCAATGATAAGAACGATTGACTGCCACACACAAATTATCAGGCGCATTATTACTCGCCACGCCATCAAGATGCGAGACGACACGCCCATCAATATTAGCATCAACCCATGCTATATATATAAGGCGATGCACGTACACGTGATTCGAACCGTAAGCCCGCCCGATACGCGGATATGAAATCACATCATACCCCATACAATGCTGCGGCTTCAGCTTACGAACAGGCGAACCTTCCATCGCATCGACTCGTTCACCACGCCGCACCTTCGCGCCGTTCCCCTGATAGGATAGCTGCGACCAAATCGATCCATCCTCGCCTGCCCATAACCCAGTATAACCGGGGATGCTGCGGGATTTAATTCCATTGATATATGCCGTATGATATCCAAGCTCTCCTGTATTATGCCAGTTGCTTAAATCGCGCAGCTCGCCATATCCAACAGATGCGTTAGGATAATTGCGAACTTCATCGAACGATAGCTCCGTCTTAACTGGCATTAATACATCATTCAATGCACATCCAGAGACTATATCGTTAAAATTAATATAATCGCTGCTATCATTACGATTATCAATTTTGACATCACCTTCACCTTCCTCATCATCGCTTGCCTGCTCAGCATCGATATCATTAACGAAATGACATACCATCGTCACTGTCAGATAATTACGATCACCGTCATCGATGGCGGCAAGCTCGGCAAATACCTCATTACTACGAATATGCCAAGCAGCTCCGTTCTGATGCCTCATAGCATCAAGAATTGAACTGTCACCCTCATCACTTTCTACTACGAAGTAGTACTGCGAACCGCCGTCAAAAAACCATGCCAGCGACTTACGCTTCATGTTTTCGACGTCAGACATATCGGCATTTCCCTTTCGTCCGATGTTCATGCTTACGTTTTCGTATTTCGTCTCTTTCATCTCAAACACTCCCTGTGTCTCATCGAGCGGCTCTTTTTCGTTTTCTTTTTCCCGCTCGCTTATAAGTATCGTACTTTCGCTCGTATTTTTCTAATTCAATATTGAATATTACAATTTTTTCGGCGAACGGTATATTTTCGCCCGCGAACGGTATATCGTTCCGCTTCTTTATTATAAGTATAATACTAAAAA